GTTTTACTTACTGGCCCTCCCTCATTTTCCCCATTTGGTCAACATGTGATAACCCCCCTGCTATTACGATTTTATCTATAAATGTTCACAAAATGTTCATAATTAGTCCATACTGAGTTAATAATTACTAGTTATAATAAAGATATAAGAAAAAAGATCTTAGATAAAGGAAGAAAGAGAGGAACCAAACAATGAACGCTTAGTAAATGAAACACTATCAGAATTAAGTGAATTACTTAATAAGCCAATCTTTATAGAAGATGACGGAAATTGGTGGGATTTATACGCCGATATGAACGGGGAACGCACCCATATAGCTAGTGGCTTTAAACAAGATCTAGTATTTGATTTAGAGCAATTTATAGTAATAGCCAAACTTACAAGGTGTGGGTCTATCTATGAGAGTTGACCAGACGCTAATTACTGGTAGTCTGAAGAATAGTCATTAAGGAAGAAGAAAGAGAGGAATACAACATGAAACAGATAACAATTTACGCATGCAAAAATACAAGAAAAAACAGTAAGTCTAATATTAAGGATTTTATACTACATGATACACTACCATATAATAACATCAAAAAACAGTATACTATTTATGACTTGTATGATGCGGCTGACTTTATACAATATCAGAAAAACAATGGTTATCCGTATTTTAGAATAGTTGTATTCGACGGTAACGAGTGCATGCAGGTGTTTGATTCCTGGTGCGAAACAGGAATAGAGCGAATAATAAATAAAATGTATCACTGGTTTACATATTTTAATTTATGTAAATTTAATTTTTCATTATCTGAATTGTATAACGATAACAATATTCGTTTTCATATTAAACAATTTTATAATAAATGATTTTATGCTGATAATAGCTGCCCTACCGGCTATACGGGGAGAAAGGATGTATTATATGATAAGCCAAATTTTAGGAAAAGAATATTGGATGAGCGTTGCGTTGAAACCAGGAAATATCGCTATATTATAGCCCAAGAAGATCAACATGTAGTAATTGAGCGTCTACCGTTAGAATTGATAGGGACAACAAAAGCCCTTGACAGTTGGGAGATAGTTGAAATATTATATTAGCAGAAAGGAGAGTAAGAAAATGACAAGTAATGAGTTATTAAGCATAATCAGAGAAGAGGAAAGACATGAGTTTTCTATTATGGAACTATATAGTGAAATTTTTGGTGAGGATAGCAGAACTTTAGCAGTACAAAAGGGACGTTGGCAATCTTTATATCTGTTAATTAAACAGTTAGAAGAAATGGTGTAACCAAATAATGAATGATTGCTTATCGATATCCAAACTTACAAGGAGGATCTTATAATGTACAGAATCTACATATTAAAAATAAAATCAGCCCTAAAAGACAAACTTAAAGGTCTCGTCTACGTAACCGTCTCCAATGATACTATGATAATTGCTGTAGACGGCCCATTCTTCTACTACCAGCAGACCTACTACAACCTATCCGATAAAATCCTAAACGGAACCCCAGCCGACCTATTTACCAACGACTTCATCAGCCATTACAAACAAGAAATTTATAAGCGTCTATTTGTTAGGAAATAATTAACAAATTGTTCATATTCTGTTCACATTTATCTAATATAATACTAATAATGAGGGGGTGAACAACAACGTATTACACATTAATATCACAGCTTTTAGCCGGGACAGACTTCTGTTATTACAAATTATTTTCGGACCACGAAAAATATATAGCTTATACGGATATGGGCAGATTAGAAGTTGCAATAAAGCCGACAGTTTGTTTCCTTGACACGGCAAATTTATTGACCGCCATTAAAAACCACACTGTAACAGTATTATATATAACCCTTACACCGCTCAGAGCGTAAAGAGAGGCCTCGCAACCTCTCAGCGGGTTCCTCAGAAGGAACAATAAAACTAAAGGAGGTATAAAACTATGAGGAAAGAAAAAATGGTAACTAGAACTATGGTGAGTACAGTAGGGACGGCATTATTCATCGACATCGAAACAGCAGAACCATTCAATGAACCTTTCACCATTCCTGGAGCCTACGAAAACATCGAGAAAATCGAGAAGAAAGTCCGGGAGCTGATTAAGGACGAAAAAGTAAGACTTGCCGCCGTTGTGGAATATCATAAAGAAGAAAACCTCTATGGTATGCCCGAAAGCACATTCTTACAATATGCTACGGTTCTGCCCCCAAGAAATCAGGAGAACGAGTAACAAGAGGAGGATTAAACAATGGAAGGATATTATGTAAAAATTATTGAAGCTAGTTTTGATTTAACCGCACGTGATAAAGTTCGTTTCAAGGCTTTCGACGATATGTTTCAGTTAGACACACTTGTAACACCAGAAGAACCCCTGCTGATTGATGTTACCGGATATGTTATTGCCGAAGTACACAACGAGAAGTCCGACAATAAAGACTACACCAAATTTATCATTGTCGGAAAAGACGGAAACAACTATATCACAGGTTCAGAGCCATTCTGGAACCAGTTCAAAGACGTCTATAGCGAGATGAAAGAAGAGGAAGGCTGGCAGTTGAAGGTATACAAAAGGGAGAGTAAAAACTACAAGGGAAAACAGTTCTTAACATGTACAGTCGCATAGTTAATTAAACTAAAGCCCGCTCCTTATCGGGGCGGGTAATTTCTCTTTAAAAGGAGGTATTGATTTATACAATGCCCACTAAAAAGAAACCAAGAAACAAATATATAGAAGCTTATCGCAAGGAACGCCGCAGAGTTCAACAATTCATCAGACGCGCTTCAAAGCGTGGCTACGTATTTGAAGATGATATTCTGCCGCAAATTCCCAAAAGAATTACACCAGCAAGTATTCGCCGATTAGAGCGCTTAACACCTGATGAACTATACAAACGCGCTATAAAACCTGACTATGAAACAGGTGAGATCGTAAGTGCGCAAGCCGCGCGAGTAACTGAGAGACAAGAAGCTGCGCGAAAAGCTGCGGAAACAAGAGCAAGAAATAAAGCAATCCCAAGCTTGAGAGAAGAAAGACAAGCTAGCCCACAAGATTATGATAGGTTCCCAAGTGAAGCGAATATATTAATAAGCAACTGGTATACGGAACTAGAAGCCTTACGAGCTGCGCCAACCTATCAGTTGTTAAAAAATTGGATGGACACAGCAATATCACAATTTGGTATAGAAGCCGTGGCCGATATGCTAAAAACAGCATATCAAAACGGATACCAGCTAGGATGGGAAGTAGCCTATAATACAGAAGGTTTTATTGACTACACAAATACTCTAATCCAGTATATACCCGATGTGGGGCCAGTGGGAACTGACGAGTTTTGGGATACCTTAGAGCAGACTGAATCTTGGGACTTAGAATATAGTCCCAAACGATGAAAACTATTAAATGGCGTTATTTCATGGGTGACTTTGAGACAACCGTATATGAAAACCAGACCTATACGGAAGTTTGGGCTGCCGCTTGCGTGGAACTGTTCACGGAAGATGTAAAAATATTTCACAGTTTAACAGAGCTTTTCTGCTATTTAAAAGAATTAAATCAAAATGTGTGTATCTATTTTCACAACCTTAAATTTGATGGTTCATTTTGGCTTGATTTTTTAATTAACCGTCTACAATTTAAGCAAGCATATCAAATTCTTTCGAATGAAACATGGCAGAACGGTGTACCCAAGCATGTAACTTGGTTAAAGAATAGTCAAATGCCGCAAAACAGCTTTAAGTATTCCATATCTGACCGCGGACAATGGTACACTATAACGATTAAAACAGTCGGGCATTTTATTGAAATACGTGACAGTTTAAAACTGTTACCATTTTCAGTAAAGCGTATTGGAAAATCATTTGGTACTGTTCACAAAAAGCTAGATATGGAATATAAAGGGTTTCGCTATGCGGGATGTGAGATAACACCAGACGAGCAACACTATATTGCAAATGATGTTCTTGTAGTTAAAGAAGGTATTGAAATTATGTTCCGTGAGGGACACAGCAAATTAACCATAGGTGGCTGTTGTTTAGAGGAATACAAAAACACCAATTTTGTAAAGGTTCATGAATGGAACACACTATTCCCAAATTTATACGAAATTGAACTTGACGATAGATATGGTTCACCAAACGTTGGTGAATACATAAAGAGATCATACCGTGGTGGATGGTGCTATCTGGTAAAGGGAAAAGAAAATAAAGTATATCACAACGGGTCAACTTTTGATGTAAATTCTTTATACCCATCCATGATGAGTAGCGATAGTGGAAATCGTTACCCTATCGGAAAGCCTAAAGTATGGAGCGGAAACTTTATTCCTGATGAAGCTATAGGAGAAAACAAGTATTACTTTGTAAGATTCAGAACTAGATTCTACATAAAAGACGGATATTTACCATTCATTCAGATAAAAAACAGTGGCTGGTATTGCGGAACTGAAAACTTAGAAAGTAGTGACGTATACAATCAAGAAACAGGAGAATATGAACCATATTATATTGGCTTAGATGGTAAGCTTAAAAACACGATTGTAACTATGACTATGACAATGACAGATTTTAAGCTTTTTAAAGAGCATTATGACCTTGTAGATTTTGAAATACTAGATGGATGTTATTTTTACAGCGAGATAGGTATATTCGATGAATACATTGACAAGTACCGTAAAATCAAAATGGAAAGTAAGGGCGCTATACGCGAGCTAGCCAAGTTATTTTTGAATAACCTTTACGGTAAAATGGCAACCAATACTAATTCAAGTTTCAAACTCGCATATCAAAAGGAGGACGGCTCTTTAGGTTTTGCTATAGTAACAGAGCATAATAAGAAACCCGGTTACATTGCAGTAGGAAGCGCTATCACAAGTTACGCCAGAAATTTTACAATTAGAGCGGCTCAACAGAACTATCACGGCATAGATAAACCCGGCTTTATCTACGCAGATACAGATTCTATCCATTGTGATTTACAACCAGAGCAGGTAAAGGGGGTACAAATAGATGATGTACAATTTTGCTGTTGGAAACCAGAATCTCAATGGGATGAAGCAATTTTTACCCGACAGAAAACCTACATTGAGCATATTACGCATGAAAATTTGAAACCGATAGATGACCCCTATTATAATATAAAGTGTGCTGGTATGCCTGATAGGTGCAAGGATTTATTTGAGCTATCTATGCACGATGATATAGATATTTCAGAATATGGAAAGGAGGAGCAAGAGTTTTTAAAAACACGCAGAACAATAGAAGATTTCAAAGAGGGACTATGTGTTCCAGGTAAGTTACTCCCTAAAAGAATCAAAGGTGGAATTGTTTTAAAAGATACAACATATGAAATGAGGTAAAATAATGTTATATTGATTATTTATAATTGGGTTAATTGTAGAAATTATCTTTTACATTAAGGTGTTTAAATTGGTATATCTCAGTGTACTTGAAATAATAATACCGTTGACACTCCTTATAACAGGCACTATAACAATAGTATTAACCGTACTCATTATAGGGGTTAACATCGAGTCTAAACCATTAAAGGTTGAGCTTGAAGAGGTGTATATAACGCTGTTAGAATATAAATCTGAATTAAATTGTTCACAAAATGAGCATTATATTTCAGATGTAATATTCTGGAATACGACTATCAGCGTAGGGAAAGAAATGCAACGTGATTTTTGGGTTGGTATATTTATCCCTAACATTTATGATGAGTTTGATATTATTACATTAAACGAGCCAACTTATGAAATGAGGTAACTAAAATTGTTAAGATTGGAAGATGTTTTGATTAACTGTAACAGAGAATATAACATCATTTTAAGGGGAAGGCGTAGAATGAATCTTTTACAATTAATTGCTTTTTTTAATCTTGTTAATTCACATGGGTACAACGGGAGTATTTATTACGAAACAGATGAAGTTCAAGGTAACTATAGAACTATTTCAAACTTATATATTGATGGAGAAGGGAGAGTAATTTTAGAATGAAAAAGGTAGAAGATTTATTTTACTTTATTATGCGTGGTTTAGCAGATAAATCCTTGACAATGGAAACGCCAATTTCAGTTATTTATGACCAAGGCTTTGGGTCTGACTGGGCTATAGACATATTAGTTGATGAAGGTGAATTACAAATTATTTCAGGTTGTGATTAAATGGGGCTATAAAGCCCCATTTAAAATATATCTTACACTATTAACCCTCAATGGCGGCTTGCGAACCGATAACATTTTCAGCAGTATATTCCACCTGTGCAATTCTGAAAACTGTCAATTAAGGAATCAATAGCAGATACCTAATAAGAAATTGAACTAAGTAATGCTTCTTTTGCTCTCAAATCTTTAAACCGGAAACAGCCTTTTTCAAAGTAATTTCTTAACGTGTTAATAAACATATCATGTCTTTTTAGCATTACATAATTAATCTGGTGGTCGTCTGTAGTAGTTGTTATCTTAATTGGATACGTACCGTCTGCCTTATCATCTACAAATAATATACCTCGTTCAGCATATTCCCTAATCCCGTACGTATTTCCCATATATTTGATAGTGCATATATATCTACTGTTTCCAACAGGTTTTTCAATGAACGCTGTAGAATCGTTAAGATAAACATTTTCAGCGGCATATGAAACATACTTGTTTTTAGAAAATGCCCGATTAAATCCGCTTTCCTTTTGCGAACTCGCAGCTATTTCGTTGAATCCCTGTTCTAGTACAAATCCATCCCCCCTAAGAAATTTAGTATCACTTTGTAACCTTGAGGTAATACCAAGCTCAACATAATACGGATTAATAATAGATACCGGGTTGCTTAGCATGTAAACAGGAACATATCTCACATGTTCACCTTGACCTCTTGCGATACTCGTATGAATGGATATATACTTTTTAACCTCATCAGGGCAATAATGGTTCGTTTCGCTCTGAAACTCATCGAAAACCATAGACTTAATATCACTAAACATATGACTATATTTCTTTAACATGTCGGCATTATTAAGGCTCAACGCATATCCACATGAATCGCCATCCAAATATAATTCATGATATATTCCACTTGCCTTTCTTTTACTCGTCATAACGGAACCCGTAAAAAATAAAGAGCCAATATCTTTAAAAAATTTGTCAGCACAATCATCCAGCTCATAGTTAAACCGATAAATGAGACCAAATTTTTCACCTTTTTTCTTATAACGATTCACTAACAAACGGTTAAACCATGTAGTCTTTCCACCGGTTCTATTTGTGGTGCATAAAAATAGTTCAGGTTTTCTTCCATTAATGTCTAACATTGACAATAATTTTGTTCCATCATAATAACTTTTATTAGCCAAATTGTTCACCTCTTTATATTATTATATCATATTTCTTGACAAATTGCAATAATTTTGCTATAATTAAAGAAAAAGGAGAGATATTTTCATGGATATTTCAACAATTAGCACTATTATTTCTACTGTTGGTTTCCCGATTGCCGCATGTATTGCAATGTTTTGGTATATCAATAAGCAATCGGATATTCACAAACAGGAGATTGACAAGTTGTCAGACGCGCTCAATAATAACACGATTGCGTTAACCAAGCTTACGGACGCTATAGGGGGTGATGTTGATGATAGTGACAATTAATACTGAACAGGATATTGTTGAGGTAAATGGAGTAATTGTATACCAGAGAAATACAACCACAGATCGAAACCCGGCTATCATTGCTGACATGTTCGCAGAGCATAGAGGCGATAAGGAATATACCGGGGTTGTTAAAACAATTCAGGAATGGTACTATGGTCGCTTATTAGAAACAGCATGGTGCGCTACAGCAATGAGTTATTTCGCGGGTCAGGCTGGTTATTTAGCAGCTATCGGGGGAAAGAATGAAAATGTATATAACATGCTTCAGGCTTGTAAAAATAGTGGTTGCGGTGTTGTGTACGAAAAAGGAAATATTCCATCAACCATTTTAAAAGGTGATATTCTCTTCTGGTTGTGGAGCGGTGACGCAATGACAAGTGGTTCCAGTAAGCACGTTAACATTGCAGAATATGATTCTATCAATGGTGGAAATATTTTCGCAATCGGGGGGAATCAAAAAGACAAAATTTGTACACTGGAATATACCAGAGACCATTTATACGCAGTCTATAGAATGAGGTAACAGTATGCCGTGGCACGCAAAGACAGCAGGAGGATATACAAGGACATCCCAAGAAGCACTTGAAAATGCGCAATCAATGTATGGTGTTTGGTATGCTAGGGGTTGGACTGTCAATGCTGTCTCAGCTGTGCTAGGTAATGTTGAGGTTGAGTCAGGTTACAACCCATGGAGATGGCAATCAGACGATATAGGAGTATCAACAGGCAGTCCATGGACAAATAAGGGATACGGGTTTTTTCAATTTACACCAGGTGGAAAGTATATCAATGCTACGGTAGCCCAGGCTATATCTGGATATGGCCCAAACTTTTCAGATAAACAAGGCTCTATAACCGATGGATACGCGCAATGTGTATATATTGATGGATATGCTGATTATTATCCAAAGTCCGATTATCCCTTATCTTTTACAGAGTTTAAAGCAAGTACAGAATCCCCGGCTTATTTAGCCAGAGCTTGGCTTTATAACTATGAGCGTCCAGCAGACCCCGGTGCAACGGTTAATATTAGAACCACCGCCGCAGAATACTGGTATCAAATTCTTAGCGGTGAAGAACCGCCGCCAGACCCCGGGCCAGGGCCTGGTCCCTCAACAGGAAGAAAGTTGCCTATATGGATGATGTGCAGACGATGGATATAAGGAGGTGAAAAAACATGCCTTTTAAAGACGGTAAATATAAACATAGTTCAGGGTTTACCATTATGGTGATGAATGGTGAAATTATGCTGTCCCCAGATCATCCCGTATCAGTCCGCTTATCGGATTTATTCAATTCTTCAAAATGGGAGGAGGTGAAATGAATGGCTATTAGAACAAGAGACGAACTTATGACTACTTTAAAGAATCTGCTGGACGATTCTGACGAAAGCCTTGGAATTATTGAAGATTTTACGGATACTCTCAGTGACTACGAAACAAAAGTAGGAGAGGACTGGAAGAGTAAATATGAAGAAAATGATTCTGCATGGCGCAAGAGATACCATGACCGCTTTTTTACGACTCCCGTAGAAGTAAAAGAAGAGCAAAAAGAGCAGGTTATTGATGATGGTAAATTAAGAAGTTTTGATGATTTATTTAAGGAAAGAGAGGGATAATTAATGCCTACTGTACCCAAACAGGTTACGCTTACAAATAGTAGCGTAGAAATTTTAAACACAATTAGAGACAATGCAACTGTTAACTACCAGAATTATGTACCATACGCTACGCCGGACGCTGATAGTATTAGGAAAATTGGCGCTATCATTATGGACTACCCAGCATTACAGAACGAGTTTTTATCCGCTCTGGTAAACCGTATTGGTAGAGTAATGGTTACATCCAAAACCTATGAAAATCCTTGGGCTATGTTCAAAAAGGGTTTTTTGGAATTTGGTGAAACTATTGAAGAAATTTTCGTGAATATTGCGAAGCCATTCCAGTTTGACCCCGCAGTTGCGGAAACGGATGTATTCAAACGCGAGATTCCTGATGTTCGTAGTGCATTCCATATCATGAACTACCAGAAATATTACAAAACCACAATTTCCAATGACCAGCTGAGACAGGCGTTTTTGTCATGGGAAGGTATTACAGATTTAATCGCCCGTATTGTGGATAGCATGTACACTGGTGCAAATTATGATGAGTTCCACACCATGAAATACATGTTGGCCAGGTATATTCTTGACGGTAGAATGTACCCTGTTACAATTCAGGCTGTTACTAGCGCTAATATGAACAGCATTGTTTCCAGTCTTAAGGGAATTAGCAACAAGTTTGAGTTTTTATCTGACGCTTACAACCCCGCGGGAGTTAAAACCTATTCAGTTAAAAATGACCAGTATATGCTGGTAAACTCTGATTTTGACGCTACCATGGATGTTGAAGTTCTGGCGGCGGCCTTTAACATGAGCAAGGCTGAATTTTTAGGGCATCGAGTTCTTGTTGACTCCTTTGGTAGCTTAGATACGGCTAGATTAGCAGAGTTATTCGCCAATGACCCGAACTATGAGGAAATTGATTCCGGTGACTTAGAATTACTGGATAGTATTCCAGCGGTAGTAGTTGACAGAAATTGGTTTATGGTTTTTGACAACTTTAACAACTTCACAGAGCAGTACAACGGGCAAGGTCTGTACTGGAACTACTGGTACCATGTTTGGAAAACATTCAGCGTTTCGCCGTTTGCAAACGCCGCACTGTTTGTCCCTGGAACTCCTGGTGTTACAAGCGTTACGGTTACCCCGGCTTCTGCTACAATTTCAGGTGCGAGCGGTGGAACAGTTCAGCTGAACGCCGCGGTTGTTACTACTAATTTTGCCCCGCAGACCGTTGTTTGGTCTAGCAACAGCAATACTGTAACTGTAAATGCAAGTGGCTTAGTCACTGTCCCCGCAGGTACTGGTGCTATGTCAGTTAAAATCACAGCTACAAGTACCTACAATTCAGGTAAAAAGGGTACAGCTACAATCACTGTTTCATAGTGCTCCTCCTTTCATTTTATATAAATTTGTGTGGCCCGCTCTTGCGGGTCATACAACTAATGAGGTGATAAGATGTATATAACACCAAATTCACACATTTACATTTTACACAATGTGAGGATTGATAACACATACGCAAATACCATACATTTTAACAGTTCTACGGAACAGGCGAGCTATTTTCAGGGCCTTGCTAAGTATTCATTGAGCGCTTACTCATACGTGCGAAAAGACAACGCTGTTCGAGTAGAAATAAGAACCGAAAACTTATATGATTGTAACTATATCATGTTTCAGAATACAGCGTTTGGAAGTAAATGGTTTTACGCATTTATCACAAACGTAGAGTATATAAACAATGAAACCAGCTCTATAACGTTTGAAATTGACGTTATGCAAACTTGGTACTTTGATTATACGGTCAATGCAAGCTTCGTTGAGAGGGAACATTCCAGCACTGATAACCCCGGTGATAATTTGGTTCCGGACAACTTAGAGTTGGGTGAGTATGTTGCAGATGATTTTGATGGTACTGGACATATGGGCCATTATACTTATGTTGCGGCGGCAACCTTTGATGATAATATGGATAACGCCGTAGGTCAGGAATACGGGGGGATTTATTCGGGGCTAGTGTATAACACGTTTGCAGACGCTGACGACTTGAATACTTTTATTGAGGACGCGACAAATGCCGGTAAATCAGATGGGATTGTTTCTATCTTTGCTATGCCGTCAGATTTTGTTACAAAGTCAGCTAGTGTTACACACTATAACATAACCAAAACAAAGTCTTTAACAAACATAGGGGGTTATACACCTAAAAACAAAAAGCTGTTCACATACCCATACAATTTCTTGTATGTCACCAATTTATCTGGAATGGCTACCGCTTTTCCGTATGAGAATTTCAGTACGAATGACTGTCAGTTCTCATTAATTGGCGATATGTCATGCAACCCACAAGTTTTCCTTACACCATTAAATTACAAGGGAGTAAGCGCAAACTACAATGAGAAAATGAGTATGGATGGCTTCCCACAATGCGCGTATACTACGGATTCTTTTAAGGCTTGGTTGGCTCAGTCTGGTGCGTCTGCGGGTCTTACATTGGTAGGAGGCGGCGCCGCTGTAGCTTTAGCCACCGGCCCAATAGGAGTGATAGCTGGTTTAGGTGCGATTGCCTCTGTTGTCGGCCAAATATATGAGCATAGCATACAACCCCCACAAGCAAGAGGCGCACAATCTAATAGTGCGGCGGTAGCGGCTAGATTAAAAGATTTTGCGTTTATGCATACTCACATAAAGCCAGAATTTGCTAGAATCATAGACGAATACTGGAATATGTATGGATACCCAACGCATAGGGTTAAGGTTCCTAATATAAGTAATAGACCTCACTGGAACTATGTTAAGACAATTAATGTATCTATTACTGGGAGTGTTCCGGCAGACGATATGACAAAAATTAAATCAATTTATGACAATGGCGTTACATTCTGGCGGTATGGAAACGAGGTAGGCAACTACTCTCTTGACAATAGCATTGGTACAAATAATTTAACAGAAGGAGGTGAAGCAAATGGGACGACAGAGTAAAGAAACAAAGTTGAATGTTGCTAGAAATAATAGAACATATATTCATTATCTGAATACTCTGAAAGAATTAGCTATGTCAAGATTCAAGTGGAATAATGTTCCTGAAACAGTAGATACGCGTTACTTGGAATTAACATTGATGTATGATGGGATGGCTATTTTCTTTAAAGATGATGATATTGGGTATTTAGGTTTACAAGTTATGATAGGCGGTAATTTAAATGTATATCGTATACCCATTATCCGCAGGGCGTATGCCGTTAACGGTTATTCAAAGACACTGGATGAAAATGATAGTGTTATTATTTTTAATAACACATTGCACACAAATACAATTATGGATTTAGAGCATTTCGCCTTAAAATTGTATGAGTGTGACAGAACGATCGATGTTAATATAAAGGCTCAGAAAACACCTGTGGCTATTTTATGTGACGAAAACCAGCGTTTGGTGATGAAGAATCTTTATCTACAGTATGACGGAAATATGCCATATATCTTTGGTTCTAAAAACTTGGATATTAAGCAGATTCAGACTATTAACACACAGGCCCCCTATGTTGCTGATAAGTTGACAGAAACAAAAAATCAGATATGGAATGAAGCGTTAACATTTTTAGGTATTTCAAATGTGACTTATCAGAAAAAAGAACGGTTGATTTCTGATGAAGTCATGCGATCTTTAGGCGGAACAGTAATGTCTAGATATTCTGCCTTAAACGAAAGACAGAGGGCGTGTGACGAAATTAACAGAATGTTTGGACTGGATATGTCTGTAGATTTCCAAGATGATAGTTCTTTGCAAGAAATAACAGAACAGAAACTAGTTGGGGGGATTGAGGATGAGTAAGTACACAGTTGAGTTAAGATATATTTGCGAAACTGCGGCCGGATTGGGAGAAAGTGTGGGGGATAACGATGTAGAAAATGTTATTCAACAAGCATTGCCTAATATTTTTAACTTTAATTTCCCGATATTCGATGAAACGTATCGTAACGTACTTGAGACTAAGATTTTAAGACATTACTATACAAGGGAAATTGCGTTTGAAACAGTGGGATTATGGAAGTTAAAGTTAAGAACTAAACTTAATGAGATTATGCCGTATTTTAATAAACTGTATCAATCGGAACTGTTGGACTTTAACCCGTTATATGATGTTGACTTAACTAGGACACATGTTAAAGACAGTAGCGGCACACGCGATACGACGGGTAAGACTGACAGCGAAAACAGTAGAAGAACGGAACAGAATGGAAGCAATTCGCAAACTACGGATAGGAATGTGAATACTTCTGTTAATAATACGAATAATAGTACTGATGATGGGACTGTGAATCGTACTGGTTCTAATACGGATAAGTACAGCGATACGCCGCAAGGAGCTATCACAGATTTAGCGGCAGATAGGTATTTGACAAACGCTAGGTTAGTTAGCGAGACAGAAGGAACAGCTACACATGGGACGAATAATACAACACAAAGTGGTAGCACTGAGAGCACGGATAACACAGAAGTAAACGCTGACAGCGAGAATATTACGGAAGTTAGTGGAAGCACAAATAGTAATACTACTGAAAATGTAAACATGACCGATACAGAGGAGTATTTAGAGCGTGTTTCAGGAAAGCAAGGAACCGGAAGTTATAGTGATATGATTTTAAAGTATAGGGAAACTTTTTTGAATATTGATTTACAAGTGATTGAGAGTTTGGAAGATCTGTTCTTCCAATTATGGTAAGGGAGGTATAAGAATGTCTGATTGGAATACTGTAAATGGTGTTTGCTGTAAACCCTGGCTTGTTTTACCAGCTGTATATAGTGACGCGCTTAGTTATGGAGATCAAATAGCTCAGTTCTGTTCTGCATTAAATAAAGTGATTCAGAATAATAATAATTTACCGAGTTATGTACAGCAGATGATTCAGGAGTATATAAGCGGCGGAGTTATTGGAGATATTATACAAAATGTAATAGCTGAGTTTGTTTTAAATGTTAAATTCCCGCCTAATAATATTAAACCTGCGGTTGGTGACGGAAGTGCTGATGATACAGAAGCTATTCAAGGGTGTATTGACTATGCAAGTGCTAACGGTGGAGTTGTATATTTCCCTTATGGTTCTTATCTTACACAGCCGATTAATATGAAAGATGGTGTTAGTCTATTTGGCTTTGACAGATACAGCACTAAGATTGTGTTAAAAGGTGGCGCGACTAAACCACTTATAAGTGGAACAGTTGCAAATCTATCTATTGCCAATCTTACCCTTGACGGAAATATGGATATACAAGTTAATAACATAGACCTTGTTAATATTAGTGGCTCTGAAATACAGCTAGTGGACAGTATACTGACTGATGGATATACATTATTTAATATTGAAAAAACCGGTAATATATACATTAACAACGTAGATTTCAAATATGCTGTTGAAAGCATGATTAAAATTATAGGTACTGTAGGATTTATTAATGCAGATAATGTGACGTTTGGAACGTTAAGTGCGCTTAAGGGAATTGCTGGCATTATATCTAGTAGTAATAATGATGTGTTTACTGGCATTGTGAGTGACAATGTTTTACCGTTATTTGCTAAACTTGATGGAAACAATAACGTATTAAAGGGAAAAGTTAATTCTGTTAACTTGATTAGCGATAACGGACAAAACAATGTTTATGACTTCTATGGCAGGGCTAAAAATGAATATTACTCTGGTAATGTTAGTGAAGCTATTCAGGGCAATAGCGCTGAAAGCGTAGAAGGAAATAAAAGCACTTTCGTAACAGGTACTACAAGTAATACTTACAAGGATGATGTCATTTCAACATTCAATAAAAATAGCACTGAAAGCGTAGATGGAAATAAGAGCACTATTGTAACAGGTACTACAAGTAATACTTACAAAGATGATGTTATTTCAACATTCAATAAAAATAGCACTGAAACACTGAGTGAAAAGAAAATCATAAACGCTCAGGATATTGTACTAAACCCAGAAAACCCTTTAACGTATAAGAAACCTATAACTGGTGCATATACTAATTATATTCCGATGAAAGACCCAGACGGGAATGTGTATAATGTTATGGTTTCAAGTGCTGAGTTAGATACTAGGCTAAACGGTTTAGAATTTGCTACAGCTAATGACTTAATTAGTGCGGATGTGAAAGATGGTGATTATGCACATACAAGTGGATATTCTTCTCAAAATGATGGGGGTGAATGCTACTATGTAATTACAAATGTTAAAAGTGATTTTTCACTTGTACTGAACAACGGATTATTTGCTACACCTATTTATGGTGATTGCTTAAATATTAAAGCGTTAGGAGCTGACTATACTGGAACTAACGATTGTTACAAATTAATTAAAAAAGCTATCACTTTAGCGTTAAGTCTTAAATTGCCTGTTTATATTCCTAGTGGAACTTATTTAATTTCAAATACGCTAATTATAGATACAGAAATTGGCACTAGAATATTTGGTGATGGTATTAACAGTATTTTAAAATATTCTGGCACAGACTTCGCTATAAGGGTTGAAAGAAGTGGCGATAACCCGTGGACGTATAATCACGCGTTTGAGAGTTTTGAAATTACATTTACGCAAAATGCTAACGGCGGTATTAGAACGAAAAACTTAAACGAGTCAACTATTGAGGATGTGACTATTTGGGGTATGCCTCATACACCAGAATACGGTTTTTACAATGATACCCCACAAGTTGTAAGATTCAATAAATGCACAGTATCATGGTGTAAATACGGCTTTTATTTTCATGGTTCTGACGATACAGATGTTAAGCTTAGTAATATTTATAAATCAACCTACGGTATTACTGTAGAATATTGTGTAGGTCTTAGGTTTATTGATAACTGGTTAGAGGGGTTTGTAGAGGGCTTTAGAATATCAAATAGTGTTGATTGCATGTGTCGTGGACTTACGATTAAAAACAATTCATTTTGGCAGAGTCAAGAACATGAAAATGCTAGAGGTTTTGCTATTAACAGTGTATCAGATGTTAATAGATTGAGTGTATACGCTTTAGTGGAAAACAATATGTTCTACCATGGTCACCCGACATCGTACTCACTAGAGTTATTCTGCAATGCCGAACCAGGTAATAGTATCGTTAATTTTATCAATAATACTATTATCGGCGTATCGCAAGCTATGTACAATAATAATCCTAACAACACGTTTGTGTATTTGGATAATAATGTGTTTACCGAAAACCTTAATGATGGACCAAAATATGGTGAAAGTCTACCGACAAATAAAACGGCTTTGTATAAATTTTATAATGAATATACTGTGAAAACTGACCTAGCTGCAGTTCATGTACCAGCTTACCTTTATACTGATAACACAAACTTACTTATTAAATATAGTGGTACATGCCCTGAATCAACCACAATTTATTTTGACGATACCTTTATATGTACTTTGGTTGGAACTAAACATTTTGGTGAAATTATAATTTCAAATAATGACGGTACACCAAAAATTTGTGTAAATGACATCTCTGAAAACGGTCTTTTCCACTTCATTAGTGAGACAATTAATGTAGCTGAGAATACAGATCATGACTTTAAAATAGGCGGTGCTGGTTTTAAATGTGACAGCTTTGACTGCTTTATGTATTAAATAAATTGCTCTACATGTGTAGCTTAATGATGGCTACATATGTAGAGCTTTTAATGTAAAATGAGGAAGAGGTCGTAAATGAAACGGTGC